CTCTAATAATACCATCTTCGTCTACTTTGATTTGTAATTTCATTACATCACCGCAACTGGGGGCTCCCACCATACCTGTACCCACAGTAGGATCATTCTTATCAAACGATCCTACATTTCTTGGATTCTCATAATGATCGATAACTTTGTCCGAGTATGCCATTAATTTGGTACTAAAACTATTTTTTGAGTATTTGTAGCAGGATCAATCATATACTGATAGTGATAGCCTGCTGGTGGAGGCAATGTTCCTGGAGGGTTTACATAAACTACGCTAGGTTGCGGAGTTACATAAACTGGTTGTTGTTCAACAACTACTGTACGAGGTTGGGCGATTTCATAACCAATCACTCCACCAATTACAGCTGGAGCGACCCAACCCATTCCGTAACCACCACGATAGCAACAACCACCTCGATAATGAAATCCTTCGTGTGCTTGTGCTGTTGCTGTTCCGACTAATGCCAATAATGATAAAGCAAAAACTATCTTCTTCATAATATACTCCTTAGCGTATAATATAATAACGCCTTAGACTTGTATTTAGTTGACTTATTTTGACTCTTTTCGAGCGTTCTTAACTGCTGTTACATCATTTCGTGTTTCTTTGCACAATTTTGCCAATTCTTGCAAGTGTTTGCGAACACGGGTACCTGCGGCACCTACTTCTTTATCATAGAACTTTTCAAAGTCACCTTCCATTGCTTCTACTAGTGCGGTGAATTCTGAATATTTGTTTGTAGCCATTTAAATCTCCTTTAAGGCAAGTACGAATACTTAGCACTAGTATATACTAGCAGAAAATAAATGTCAATTATTTTTGGTATAAATATGAGTATGACTAACCTTTCTAGATTAAATGACATCGGAACTGGCACTTGTCCAACTCCTGGACACGGCGCATATACTACCGTTTATGTTTCGGGCGCGACAACTGTTTTTACAAATAATTTACCTCAAATGATTGTTGGAACTATTGGAAAACAAAGTTGTGGACATTCGTCGACTGCATTGTCTGGATCGCCTACAGTATTTGCAGAGAACAAACCGGTGCATAGAATAAATGACATTGGTGTTGGCGGAGCCGGTGATACGTATGTGTCTGTTTCGGCATCCGGTGATACAGAGGCAGGAGGTTAATATGGGTCTAGCAGATATAGCCAATTTAGCAAAAGCACAAGCCAGTGCGGCTACCAATTTAGCAGATGCGGCAAAAGCGGCATCAAGTTCATTTGTAATACCGGGAAGCATAACAAGTGCGGCCGATACTGCTAGGGCGGCAGCCGGTTCAGCAGCCGATGGAGCTCTTCCATCTTACTCTAGCATGTTAAGCAGTATACAGTCTGGTTCAATTAATGTCGATGTATCAGCACATCTTGGAGCACTGTCTGCTATTGGAGTCGATACCAGTTCAATATCTTCTGCTATTAGTTCAGCTCAGGCTAGTATGCATACTGACATGGCTGTATCTAATGCCGCAATAGCCCAAGCATATAAATCTGCGCAGGCCGCAGGTACTACTCCGTCAGCAGACGATTTAGCCGCGGCCACTGCTCCTCTTAGTGTTTTAAAAAATGCACAAAGTCTGTTATCTAGTGCAACATCTAGTGTACAGTCGGCAGTAAGTTCTCATGCTAGCACATTAGGTGCTAGTTTAACTGGAGATCCTATTGCAGACACACACGCTGTGGCTAGTGCTGTAAATGCATTTAATGCCACAGTACCTGTTGCTCCAACTGCACCTACTCCTCCACTGGCATCTGTAACAGTTAGTGGAGTCACTTTGCCCAACCCAAGTTATTCATCACAGTTATCAGCATTTAATTCAGGACCACAAGCGGCCTATACTGCGGCACAGGGTACTTATAATAGTCAAATGTCTGCGTTCACATCTGTTCCATCAAATGTAGCTGGGTTAAGTGCTGTTAGTGCCATATCAAGTGCAGTTAGTAGTATTGGTAGTAGTTTATCCAGTAGTTTTAGTAGTTTAGTATCAACAGCATCTGCCGGTACATCTAGTATAATGAGTACACTCAAAGCAGATGCCATGCTGTCATCATTGACAAAACCGATGCCAACGCAATTGTCATCCATTGCCAGTAGCAATCTTAATTTAAATCAAATTAGTAATTACACTGCTATCAAAGCACAAGAAGCTCCACAAAAATCGGTTATAGCAACGTCATCGGATTCGGTGCGGCCAACAGGTAGAACTGTTGCAAGCCATGTTGCAGATCTCCCGCCGGCTGCTGTTTCAGACAAAGATGCAAACCGTATTTGGTCGTATGAACTAAAAGGTTTATCTAATGATCAATTAAAATATAATCACCAATACTGGGCAATATTTGGAATATCCGATCCAGATGCAGTGACACAAGATCAAAAAACAAAAGCTATGAGTGATTGGATGGGGAATGAATTTACAAAGATATTAGGTGCAGATGCCGCCACAAATAGAACAAACTATATTGCCCTTACAACTTCTAAAACAGATAAAACCACCTGGACTGACGGTGAACAAGCTATTGCCGCTCAATATAAAAAGGATAGAGAAACAGTAAACGCTTCTACAGATTATGTGAATATGCAAGCGGCAACTACTACAGCAAAACAATATTATGAATGGTATAAACTTGCGTATGATGCTTGGATTAAAGAAGCTAGCAGATATAGTTTACCTGCAGATCTATTAACCCAATTATCTACTTATAAGGCTTAAACTAACTTAATGCCTGTAGTTTGTTCTGTATAACGATCTGCGGCATCCTTGATAGTAGGTGCCAATACCATTATACTGTTTTTCATAATAGTAACATCTTTATCTGGATCTGTGGTAAACAAGAATGGTACTAGACCGATTCCGTCCTTAGTCGCTGTCAGGCACAAAGGTTTACTCACTGTAACACCCATTACGCCATCTTCTACCAATTTAGCAACAATCTCTTCACCAGCTGTAGTTTTAATTGTAACTACTTCGCCAACTGCCATACCTTTTGAAATTAACATATTATACCTTTTGAAAATGCGCTCTTAATTCTGTAAAGCCGCCAATTAATTTATCATCTAAAAAAATCTGTGGCACAGTTCTGGCATTGGGCACAGCTTCTAATAGTTGTTCTCTTGTCCAATCTTTGTTAATGTTGCGTTCTTCAAATTCAATGTTCTTCATTTTTAGAAGATTCTTCGCTTGGTCGCAATACGGACATTGATTTTTACTCCATACTATCGCTCTTGTCATTCTTGTTCCTTTTTGTTATTATAGCGCAGGTAAGGCATCGTAGTCAATGCCTTCGCTCATAACTCCTATTACGTAGTTAGTGCTCTCCGACTCCTGTAATGCTGTTTGTTTCTTACTAGTATCAACGTGTTTGTTGAACCAAGGAATTGGAGTAGACTTAGGTGCGGCCTGTTGATATTTAATACCAATATCTTTAAGTGCGCCAACTGCTGTGTAGTCTACAAAGTCTTTTAGAATGTTTGCGTTCAATCCAATCACAGGACCTTTCTTAAACAAATAGTCTGCCCATTGTTTTTCTTCACGGATAACATCCATGTACAATGCGTAAACTTCTTGTTCACATTCTTCTTTGATTGCGGCAAAGCGTGTGTCTTCTTTAACCACTTGATTGATTAGGAAAGCAGTCCAACCTTTGTGTAGCAATTCATCTTGTAAAATCAAACTGATAATGTTACCGTTACCAATAAAGATTTTGTTCTCAACCATGGCTAAACTAGTTGCAAACGATACCATAAAGCGAAACGCTTCTAGTGCATAGCTGGCGTGTAAGGCTAGATAAATTGTTTTGATATGAGTTGTTTCATCAATCTGTTCACCTAGTTCTTTACGGCAATTGATTTGATGTAAGTCATCATAATATTTGCCAATGCTTGATGCCATGTTGACAATTTCGTCAGTGTCATGGATTGTGTTGAACACTTCTTTAGGCACACCATAGATATTACGTATGATGTGGCTGTACGAACGACTGTGTATGTTCGTTTCAAAAAATGTCCAGTTATAAACTAACGCTTCGAGTTCCGGCAAACTGACAACAGGTGTAAAGATTTGGCTGGGCCCACGTCCTTGCAAACTATCAAGTGCTGTTTGACGGAGAAGATTCGAAGTAAAAATATGTTTAATCGCATCGCTTGCATCCTTAAAGTCATTGGCGTCTTTACTAAGACTAATTTCCTCAGGTTGCCAGAAGAAGCCTCGGGCTGTCGCTTCAAAATCTGCAATCTTCTTGTATTTAACCTCTTCAAATCGTTGAATGGTTACTGGACCTGCTGGATCCAAGAACATCTTACGATTTAAATAGTCTGTTTTAGTTTTTAAGTTATATTGTTCTTGGCTCATTAATATTTTCCTGATGCAAGTACAATCTTGCAAATATGTTCTAATCTTTCAATATGCTCATAGGCACGCCATGGGCTAGTATCAATAGCAACGACTCCGTGTCCTTTAATACCTACAATATCATAAGCAATGTTACCTTGATTATCTAATCCTAGCTTGTCAAAACATTGATCTGCTAGTTCTTGACTGATAGGAGGAACATCAGGTACATTGGGTGCTACTTTGGTATAACGATTAAGTTCTGGAAATGCTGAACTAATAGTACTAAGATCAATTCCGGCATGCATTGCGGCAATACAGTAAGTAGGATGTACATGTACAACTACACGAACTTCTCCACTATGGTCTCCCATTTCTTTTTGCAGACCAAAATGTAATGGTATCTCTCCACTAGGCTCTAAATTCTTACTGATGTCAGTATACTCTAGCTCTTGCCAGTTATATCCATATGAACCAAAGCCCGTGTCCCATTTACCAATTTGAATTTTCTTAAATTGATCTGGTTGCAAAGTCTGTTTACGCACACCACTAGGAGTGATATAAAAATGACTACGGTCGTGATGTCGTATACTGACATTACCATCACGACTGGTAATCCAATTACGCTTGTATGCGTCTACTAATATATCACAAATAGTTTCTAGCATTATAACTTACATGCCTCGCAATCATCTTCTAGTTCTTCAAAATGGAATCCATTAACTTGGACGCCATCTACTTTTGTTTCTTCTACTTCAACATTCTTACTGCCAGCTTTGTTGATTAGGCTGTAGTAGAAAGTTTTTAATCCCCACATTTGAGCTTGCATCAAATTCTTAGCAATCAATGTAGTTGGTACTTTACGGTCCGCAAAGTGTGCTGGATTGTAAAATGTGTTTGTACTTATGCTTTGGTCAATATAGGCGGCAAGAACTGCGGCAGTTTTCAAATAGCCGTCACAGTCCTTTTGTTCCCACATTAACTGATACTTGTTTTTAAGTTTAGCATACTCTGGTACAACCTGTGTAAACGATCCTGCTTTACTTTCCTTTGTGCTAATCAAGCTCATAGGCATTTCAATTCCATTAGTGCTGTTTATAACAACACTACTGCTTTCAACTGGTGCAATGGCCATTAAGGTTGCATTACGAACTCCGTACTGTTTCATATTAGTGCGTAGTGTTTCCCAGTCAAGTTCAGGTGTAAAGTCCGCTAATTCATTAGAGCCATCGGCACGTAATTCCCAAGGAAACATGCCTTGCCCATAACGTGTCTTATCACTATGTGTACACGCTCCGCGTTCTTTAGCCAATTCTACTGTGGCTTCTGTTAGATAAAATGCTTGATGTTCCATCCAGGCTTTAACTTCTTGTAGTGCATCTTTGTCGCCATACTTCATACCGCGTTTGGCATGCCAGTAGGCTAGATTAGTTACACCAATACCAAGTGGCTGGATTTCGTCGTTGCTTAACTTAGACTGAATAGATAAAAAGTCCTGGTAATCCAAAATATTACAAAGGCTACGTTGAAGAATACGACAAGCACGACGCATGTCTTCAGGATTTCTAAAAGCACCCCAATTAATACTACCGAGAGTACACAGAGCAATTCGACCATCCGCGTCATCAAGACGTTTAAAAGGTTTTGTAGGTAATAGTATTTCACAGCAAAGGTTACTTTGATAAATTGTGTGGAACTCGGGATCAAATGGTCCTTGATTCTGTACGTTGTCAATAAACACTAGATAGATACGTCCAGTATCTGTACGCTCTTTAAGAATGCCGCCTTTGAATACTTCTTCAGCGGTCATTACTTTCTTACGCAAGTCTGTACGCTTTTCGTATTTTACATACAGTTCTTCAAATAGCTCTGTGTTACGATAAAAGGCTTCATATAAGTCGGGTACTTCATTCGGATCAAAGAAGGTGATGTTTTCTTTGTTCTTGAAACGGCGCCAAAAGAACTTGCTAAGGACAACTCCGTAGTCCATGTGTCTAACTCTAGTTTCCTCTGTGCCTTGGTTGTTTTTAAGAACAATAAGGTCATCAAACTGATGATGCCAAATGGGATAAAATACAGTAGCACTTGCATTACGAATACCTCCTTGACTGCATGAGCGTAAATCTCCGAACCATTTTTTCAAGAATGGTATCATACCAGTATGCATGATTTCGCCACCGCGAATTGGGGAGCCCAATGGGCGTAGTCGACCGATCTCCAGTCCAATCCCCGCACGTTTACTGGCATACTTGGCCATCATTTCGCCTGACGCGAAAATACTGTCCAAATCATCATCCGAGCGAATAAGTACGCAACTACTAAATTGTTTAGTAGGTGTTCCAAGCCCTGCCAACACTGGTGTAGCCAATGTGAACAAGCCATCACTAGCGGCTTGATAATATTCTTTGATATATCGCATACGTGCTGAATTAGGTTCTTCTTTGTGGAAGACTGTAGCCGCGGCAATAATGTATCTAATTTGGGGAGTTTCATAAATTTCCTTTGTGGCACGATTGCGTACTAGATATTTTTCAATCAACTGTTCAATTGCCGCATAGCTATACTGTTCATCTTTTTCATGATCCAGCATAGAGTCCATCTTATTCCAATCGTCTTCGGTGTACCACTCTAACAATTCTGGAGTGTATAGTCCTACCGATACATTGCGTTTTACAATAGAATAAAGACTTGGCACTTGATACTGTCCGTAAACATCTTTTCTTAAAATGCTCAGGCGCTGTTTGCCTGCTACATATTGATAATTGGTATGTCCTACATCTGGGTTTGACTCTACATCAATCAAATCAACAATAGCACGTAAAGTAATATTATCTATTTCGTTTGTGGTAATGCCATCATAGAAGTGTGGCTGACTTTTGATCTCAATCATACTTTGACTGACATCAGCAATACCTTTACAAACTTTCGCTACCTGGGCTTGCCATTTCTCAACGGCTAAGGGCTCCCTACTCCCGTCTCTTTTAATTACTGTAATCTTGGTCATTGCTCTTTCTTATGGTTATCTGTGTTTGTTGTTATTGTTTAGGAAGTATTTAGTGATGACGAAACCGACCAACAACTATTCCTTAGTCGTTGATTTTAATTAGATTTGAAGGGGATTTGCCACCACCTTAGGTATATTTTATCATAGTAACAAAATAAATTATATACGCATTTATTTGTGTTGTCTATTCGTTTGATTACAAATTAGCTGTGTAAGTAAAATTGAAATACCCTGCGTCACTAGCCAATGTATTTGAGTAATACACAGCTATTGAATATGGAGTTTGTCCTACTGCTCCAGTATATACATTACCAACTTGATCTAAATATTTGACTGAGAAGTCTAATTTTTGAGCATTAGTGTTAGTGCTGTCAGCTCCAGCGAAGTCGTATTCATCGCTCAGTTGAATCTGCGCCGCAGTAACATCTGCACTGATGGTCATCAAACCTCTGCGACTAAAACTATTAATCGAACTTATGTAGTAGTAATTGATTACATAGTTAATAGAACCACTTGGGTTGCCGGCTTGATCTGTGCTAACTGGAAGTCTAAACAAGAACATACTGCTGTTAGCATAGCCGATAGTAAGTTGCTGGCTTCCGAAGCTGTTGTAGATTCCATGTCCGCTTAGTTCTGGAACATAAGGAGTTGTTGTATTGCTGGTTAAAAAACTGCCAATTCTATCTGATTGATCATTAACACTGCTGTTACCAAAACTTGCAAAATAAATTTGTGGATAAACTGCTTGTGTGTTACCTGCGCCATTACAACCAACATTGTTTAATTTAGAGTTCATAGTTGTATTACCTGAACCTCTAGATACATAAACTGCCTGTTGTCTGATATTATTAAACTTACAATTTACAAATTGTGTTTGTCGAGGACCATATAGTTGTCCGTCTGTAACACCGTTAGATCCTACACCAATACTAACAGCCTGGTAAGCATCATCAAAATAACAATCTTCGAATATATTATTCAATATGTCATACTTGGAAAATATGCTGTAACTGAAACTTTTGAATTTGATATTTTTAAAAATATTATGTTCGCATGTTACCAGACTACCTGTGGCATTCATAATGATACCATTACAGTTTGAACTTAAACTGTTTTGCCAATCACCTTGTAAAATTAGATCTGCAAACACACTATCACGCACACTGTCTAATTGTAAGCAAGTATTAACACCACTAACACTATGGACTGTTAAGCCCCTAACTTCAATGTTGCGTGGTTGTGTAGTAGCCAATGTACTGCTAATGGGACTTGGATTTCCAGGAGTACTAGAATCATTAACAAACTGTATAGCTGGCCCAACTTTGCCAATGGTGATTGTAATACCTGTGCCAGTTGCTGTTGCGGCATTGCTAATAGTTACATTCTGTCCAGGTGTAACCAATTGCACTATAGTATTAGCAGGAATACCTGTACCAGATATCTTTGCACCTAACATGTCATTTGTTGCTGAAGGTAGGGTAACTGTTGTACTGCTGTTTACAGTAGATCCTACATACGCACTAACACCATTGTAATAGATAATAGTTTTGTCAGCGCCTGATCCGACGATTGTACTGTAACTTGGAACGTATATAGGGCTAGATGTATAATAAATGCCTGGGGGAATAGTCAATGTAACACGAGTTTGAACAGCCGCAGGAGTTCCGCTGGCATAACTAGAATTAGTAGTGTTACTAGGCTGTGCTGGATTTAAAAATAGTTCATTAATAGCACGTTGTAGTGCTGAAGTATCATCGTTAACCGCATTACCCAATGCTCCAAAATCCGCAGTATTAACTTGATCATCTAAGCGTGTTTGAAAACTACGCTGTACTGGTGTGTTAGCATTAGGACCAGTAATAATACTGTTGTTGTTAACTTTGTAAGTGTATGATAATAAACCTAGTAAATTGCTATAACTGCTTAGATCATTTACTGTTAATAAGCGTGTATTTCCAACAGCAGGCGATCCTTCTGCTACAGATCCGTTACCTATGAACAACTGTTGGGTATCAATGGCCCATGCCATTTCTCCGGAAGCTAATTGTGGTAATCCTGTACCATCATTTGCTTTACCGCGTCTTACTTGTATGCGACTTATTTGGACTACAGCCA